TTGCAAAGCTTGTGGAAGAGATGTAATTCTTTCAGAAGACATGGAATACGCGATGAAGTATTGTGCGATGAATACAGTTGGTAAGACAATTGGTTCTATCATGCCAGAAATATACGATGAAGAGGAAAGTGATGAAGAGGGAGAGGAAAGTGACGAAGAGGGGGAACTTCCCGATTTTGTGAGATACTCAGGTCCTGATCAAGGGTTTATTCAGGTGAATGAGGCTTTTGATCGTTGGGACAATTGGGTTCCCCAAAACCCGACAGAACAGATGTTAAAAAATGCTATTAATAGTAATGAGTACGTCAGAGCCGGAGGGGTGGACGATTTCTGAATATAAATCATTTCATGTGACTAATGATTCTGAAAGCTCTGTCACAGACTCTGATGATGAAGAGGAACAAATATTTGCTAAGTCATCAGTAGTAAGAAAAACAAAATACAAAAAAATAGTAGAGAAGGAGGAACTATTACCTGAATAAAATTTTCTATATATATGTTATACAAACTCACAATGGCTGACATGACCGCCCAAGCTCTCAAGACTGTCAACCTCGTGACCCAAGAACTCGAAACTCAATCTCTCAACGCCATTGTCGCGGGATTCTCCTTTGCGGCGGCTATGTCATGGATGGACCTCGTCCGTTGGTTCATCCAACAGGTGATCAAGGTGCCCAAGAACGGTGGTACCCAGTACGCCCTCACCGCGATTCTCACCACCCTCCTGTCCATTGCGGTCTACCTGGTGATCTCCAGTATCTCCACCCGTGTTTCCAAACCTGTTAAACCAGTCTACGCGATTACACGATAATTTTTGGCTTACGCTTCATAATACTCAGGAGAATTAGACCAATGAATACAATAATACCAATGGAAATATACTCCACTTTCCACTTATAAACATCTTCCACAATTTCTGGGATGCTCATTGGTGGCGGTAACTCCTTTTCAACAACATCCAGGGGAACCTTTGGGAGACCCTCTAATTTATCTGTAGAACATGTAATTTCAAACTTCAAAATGTGGTCTTGATTTCTAAAATCGTAAGGAATGAGTCTACCATGGCTCATATAGAAGAACTCTATTTTGATATCCTTGACGTACTTCTGGGGTCCCTTGTAGAACTCATGTGTGAGTGGATCGTCGGCACCACGGAAGTTCATAACGTCTGTACCATTCAAGAGAATGTGACCGGTATAAAACGGTGACGTAGAATACACAGTCTTTGTAAATTCATCTGACCCCGATGTCATACGAAGAATGAGGGAGTTTGGTCCCTCAAGGTTTATAGCTCCAGAAACGATACTATCACTCTCCACGGGATTTTTAGAAGAGAACCCCATGACTTGATGTGGTGTTGTGAGAGCCACGTTACTCAAATAACCATTCGTACCATCGAAGAACTTGAAGGAGAATGTATTACTAGATGCTGGATTTGTGTTTGAAAATGTGAGAGCCTGTGTATCTGTGTCAAATACAACCTCATCTATACACGTCGCTGGTGGTTGCATGAGGGTGTCAAGATCCGATGCGAGCACAGTACCATTTGTATAATTAGTCTCATTGAGGGTAATCTCAATGAGGTCATTTGGGGCACCTGAGTCATGAATACTGAACGTTTTATTCGTAGAACATGTAGTCAATTGTGCTGTAGGTATACGAGCAGAAATCAATCTGATTTGTGTAACGTCATATATAGGTTCTTTGAGAGTGACTACGTAATTACTGGCATGTGTATACACGTTGGTATCCCTCTCACTACTATCTATGTCAAGTGTATGAACCTTCATTAAAATAGAGGTATACTATTTTAATGATTGTTTTTATCTATAACTGAACATCTAACAAATACTTTGTGAGAGGGGGTTGTTCTGAAGCACTCTCGCCGCCAGACCCAAGTCTCTGGAGTTGGGATTCTCGTTACCCTTGTATGCATTGAACTGGTGGAATGGCTTCTGCTGATAGTTTTGAGTCCACCCCCCGTTTGCAGCGTTGACACGTCCATCAATACGGGAAGTATCGGAGCGTACAGCCGTGAGACGACCACCTTGCTTGAGGGCACTCTCTCTCACGTTCATACGACCAGCGTTACCCATACGGTTAGCCTTACCACGACGATCCTCTGGACGGAAACCATACTTCATCAACTCCTCGTTATTCTTAGTGGTAATCTGAGCAGCCGCACTGGTCTCGTACGCACCAGTGAAGTTGGTAATACCAGGGGTCGCGTGGGCATAGTGAGAGAACGCCTGATCGTTGCGATCACTCTTAAATCGGGTAGGATCCTGTGACATGGTCTGAGCCGATACGAAACGCTTCGCACCGTTGAAGCCCAAACCATCTGCTCTGTGACCAGTCTCGGAACGGTTAGTTGTTCTCATCGTCTTCTGATGACTCGCCCTGGGTACCGCACCAGACATACCCTGGGCACGACCAGGCATCGCTGGGAGACGTGAAGGAAGATAAGCAGTGGTATCAGGTTTATTATGTTGTAATTGACCCACGAGAGCCGAGCGACCACCAGTGGTATCCACGGCTGGACCAGATCGCCCTGGAAGTGTAGTGAGCTTATACTCACCCACATTGATAGGGTTCACACGGAACATTTGTTGGAAACCACCACTCGCTGGAGTATCGGAACCAACACCGAGGCCTGGACCGACCATTTGCTTCTCAATTGGGGAAAGGTTGTTCATACGACCTGTATCATACATACGATTTCTCATGTTCAGGACCTCCTGGCCACCACTCCTCTGTTGCATGGATATATCGGCGAAGCTTTCCATTTCTCTCTTTTGGGGGACTTCTACACGTGGTTCAAATTCACGTTCAGTAAATTCAGGAAAATCATTCTCATAAGTAATCTGAGGTTCTTGTGGCATCGTTTGCTGAACTGGTTCCAATTCTGGTTTAGATTTTCTACTCATAGATCTACCAGCAAAAATTAGACCAGCTATAGCTGCAAGTGAAATGGGATCCGCCATTCTTATTTTTTAGTAACATTTTTATTAGCGTATCTTTGTTGAAAGAGGCCGTTCTGGAGTTCCGCGCGAGTACTCATTGGTTCATAACCGATAGTGCGGAGGGGCACCTTGCACTCCATGTTGGCGAGTGGGAAGAGGTTACGTTCGTAGGTTGGTACAATAACCCGGTTGAAACGAGTGGTGGATTGTGGACGAAGTTGATCACTCACATCTATGAATTGCGCTGGAGATCCCTTACCCGCCATGTATGGAGAAGTTCCATACAACATAGTATTTGGACGACACGAACCACAATTGAGAGAACTGGGCTGAGGATAGACAAATATTTCTTCAGTAGCTCTCACAGATGGGAGAGCGCCAGTGTTTTGAACGATTGCAAGACCAGGTTGCAATTGGTATGCCATTATAGTATTACATGAGAATATTTAATTTAGGATGGACCGATTCCATGTCCCCGGTGAGAAACTCGGCTATCACCAGAGATATCAAGACCACCGAAAGCTTCTAATTGAACACCACGAGCATTTGGACTGCACATTTCTGGATTCGTCCGGCAATCGCGTTTATTTTTGGAACCATAACACCATTCAGCGAAAGAAGTCTGATCGCCTGGAATTTGAGAAACAGCAGTTGTTACGAACTGACGAGCATATGCATTTCTCTGTTGTGATGGGAGTGGAGACCGAGATCTACCTGCATCATATGGAATACGATCATCTAAATGCGCTTTGACAGATGACTTAACGGTTGGGTAATAACAGGCTTCAAGTCTGTTGGGGGCATCAGTGTAGTCAGTCATGAGTACATTACCCATTGGATTATCCACCGTAGGCATTTGACACCCCCTCCCATCACCACTTACGCTAAAACCATACCCCTCCTTCACCATTTTAGACTTATACATAACATAAAGAACACCTATAATAGTACCACCAAGGACAAAGATCCTTGGGTCACGACGTGTGAGGTAGATGATACAGGATGCATAAATTATAAAACGTGAAGAAGAGTTAATTCTGTCTTCTGGAGTTTGTTCATTATTAGGCCAGAACTGAAAGACCTCATCAGACTTGATAAGTTGCTGAGGATCGTCAAACCACGCCTTCATTTAATATACCATTAGGTTTATTTTTTGTTCATACCACCAAGCATACTACCCATCATCTTCATGAGTGCATCCTGGTCAAGTTCACCACCGTCGGTCTGCATCTTTTCGGCGACACCCTTTGCGATGCTCTCAATTTGGGAGAGTGTATCAGCTGGAATGGAGTTAATCGTCGTACCGAGCATGTATAGAGTCTGAAGATACTGCCAAGTCGCAGCCTTCGTAGCCTCACTCATACGAGACCAGTAACTCTTGATGTTGAGGTCCTTTAGAAAGTCAATAGTCTCAATCTCCTCCAAAAGAAAGGACTCATCCTTTCCAGAAATCTTTTCCGCGTAAGGAGTCACACCAGTCATGAAACCATCCACAATCATACGCGGGTTAGTCTGTTTAATCACCTCAAAAGATGCAGTCATCTTCTTGATGCCTTTTTCCTCTGGAAAAGTCTTGTGCAATTCCACAAGAAATTGGGAGAGCATGTCATTAAACGCACTGACAGAAGCCATTTTCTTATATAATACATGTAATCTTTAAGTTTAAAAAGGTTCATTAGAAATAGTCTCACGTTGTCCAACACCGTTAGACACTATGAAGAATACGAGAATAGCATTTAGGGCAGCTGGCTTGGTATACTTATTAAGTTCTAGTTTACCCTCGTTGTTCAGTTGAGCTTTGACATGAATGTAACCAGCGGTGATAACCGCGGCGATGAGTGCAGCGCTCATTGGATCTCTGAGATAGTCGGATAACTCCATTTAATTATACGCAGTTTTTTTTACACGGTGATCAGGTGCATCACCGAAAAGAACACCTTCATCTTCCTCTTCGGTGGCCTGAGGTAGAGCGGCTACTTCCGACATTAGACCTGGCTCCATCCCCATCTCAGGCTCCATAAATGGCTCTGGAGCCTGAACACCTGGGACAGTCTTGAACTCGTTCTCTAGACCAGTGGGTTGAACCTGTTCCTCCCCACCCATCATGGGTTCGTTTTCGGGGAGAGGTTCCGCCTCTGGCATCTCCTCGGGCTCATCAAACACATCGGGGTCCTCTGTATCTTGAACCTCGCCGTCAAGGTCAATATCACGGGTTTCTTGGGACATGTAGGTCTGAAGAATCTGTTGAATAGGGATCAGCTCTTTTACGGTGGCCTCAATGCAAGTGGACATACGCTGAGTGAGTTGATCGTCGCGAACATACTCACTTTGTTCATCGTGGAAGATGTAGGGATCCTTGTAAAGGTCCTTGGCAACATTATTGTAGCAGGTCTGGATGAAAACCTCGTTGGTTGGAAGTTTGAGACTAATTTTCTTATTGTCAGTCTTGAGACGGACCGCTGATAGAATCTTAGTACAGGCAACGAAAACCGCCGCTAGGAGGTCGTTGAACCACGCGCAACGATCCGCGATGTTGCTGGTGTGGTTAGCAGACATCTGGTTGGACCAATTGGGAACCTCCTTTAGAACTTTTTGGAACATAATTAGGGGTTTTCGTCCCTTAGAAAGCTTCGTCGCTTCGTTGTACATATCCTGAAATACTTCAATCATAACTGGACACATAATGAGGCAGAGTTGACCTAAGTACTCACGCTTAGCCTCTACCAATACATTTAAGTTATCCATTTATCATTGAGTGTGTTATTTTTTTAAGCCTTCCTACGCACTTCTCCTGTACTTATCAGCCATCTTCTTCAAGTTCATGAGGTCCGGGAAATCTGGTTCTTCCGATTCAACACTCTTATCTTTAGTCTTTTTGGGTACCACCCACGACACATAGATGTCGTATTCACTTATGAGTATCACATCAAACCCACCCAACTTAAATTGTCGTGCCACGTACCGCGCTGCTGCCGATCTATCAAATGTGGGACACCCAACTACAAACGCGGGTACTGTCAAAAATATCTGCTTGTGACCGAGTTCAACACATTGTTTTATTTTACGAGAAAACTGTTCGTATATTCGTTTATATATTTCCTTCTTGATCTGCTTTCTCTTTTCATCAATCCGTGTTACGTCATTGATGCTGATCATTACAATTACTGCAATTTATTTTTAGCCATTTCTAACTCACCGAGGGTGGGTGTAGCCTTCTCCTTGACAAGATCATATTTTACAAAATCCTTACCTGAAGCACCTTCCACGAAAGGAGCGATTTCAGCGGCTGATTCAACTTCGAGTGGTTGTGTGCGGAGAGATGTCAACTTCACGTTTCCGTTTATTACCTCAAAATAAGCCGCAACTGTAAAACCGAAGGAGAATCCACTATTTTTAACAGTCATGAATACACACTCATAGATCTCCTTATCTTCACCAATATACTTTTGGACGTTGATCGTCTCAATGATATACGTGCAGAGACCAGTACGCTTAGCGATCTCCTTGTTGGTTTGGAGGACAAATTCTTGCATCATGTCATTGTCAATACTGGCTTCCGCCTGGCGGTACCCAGAGAGGTTGGGTTTGGTATCGTCCAAGCGGATACTACCAGTTGGTTTAGTGTGTCCTGAAAATCCAAATATTTCCGTGAATGGCTCACGACGAACCGTGAGTAGCAGGACAATGGCAATAAGAACAATTGTCAAAGACCAGTTCATCATCTTTACTACTATGCGTTAATTTTTTTTTACAAAATACCCCTATACATATTAGATGTCTCTACTGATATATAGCCCCAGATGCAAACACTCTATGGAAGTTATTGACTACGTAAACAGACAACCACAGTTGAAGCAACTTGTTGGTTATCATAACATAAACACTCAGGGTATTCCACCTGCATACAAAAACAAAATCACAAGAGTCCCCACCATGCTCACTAAGAATGGTAAAGTTCTCGTGGGTGGTGAAATAAAAAACT